CCGGCGCGCAAGCGCCGCAAGGAGACCCCGGTCGACGACCTGGGTCCCGCCACCGCCAAGTGGGACTACCTCGACGCACAAGGGCACCTCATCGCCGTCGTCTACCGCTACGACCCGCCCGGGCGCAAGAAGGAGTTCCGGCCCTGGGACGCGCGCCGCCGCAGAAAAGCGCCGCCCGAGCCGAGGCCGCTCTACCACCAGCCCGGCATCGCCACGGCCGAGGCCGTGGTGTTGGTCGAGGGCGAGAAGTGCGCGCAGGCCTTGATCGAGATCGGGATCGTGGCCACCACCGCGATGCACGGGGCCAACGCCCCGGTGGACAAGACCGACTGGACGCCGCTCGCCGGCAAGGCCGTCCTCCTCTGGCCCGATCGCGACAAACCCGGCTGGGACTACGCGATGGCCGCCGCGCAGGCCGTGCTGGCCGCCGGCGCCGCCTCCTGCGACGTGCTGCTGCCGCCCGACGACAAGCCCGAGGGGTGGGATGCGGCCGATGCGATCGCCGACGGCTTCGACGTCGCCGCCTTCATCGCCACGGGCCCACGGATGAGCATCAAGCCCGCGCAAGGGCTGCCGACGCAGGAGCCTTCCGTCTGGGCCACCGACGACGCGCTGGCGCTGAGCTTCACCAGCCGCTACTGCTCCGACTGGCGCTACTGCGCCGCCTGGGGCAAGTGGCTGGTGTGGGACGGACGGCGCTGGCAGGCGGACGAGACGCTGTTGGTGCACCACCTCATCCGCGCCATCTGCCGCGAGGCCGCCCTCGAGGCCGACTCGCACCGGCTCGCGGCCAAGCTCGCCGCCAGCAGCACGGTGGGCGGCGTGGAGCGGCTCGCCCGCACCGACCGGCGGCACGCCTCGACCTCCGACGAGTGGGATGCCGATCCTTTTGCGCTCAACACGCCGGGCGGCGTGGTCGATCTGCGCACCGGGCGGCTGCGTCCGCACGAGCGCGCCGACCGCATGACAAAGCTCGCCACCGCCACGCCCCGCGGCGATTGCCCGCGCTGGCGGGCCTTCCTGGCCGATGTGACCGGCGGCGACACCGAACTCCAAGCGTATCTGCAACGCATGGTCGGCTACTGCCTCACCGGCTCGACGGCGGCGCACGCGCTGTTCTTCCTCTACGGCACCGGCGCCAACGGCAAGTCGGTGTTCGTCAACACCGTGGCCACGATCCTGGGCGACTATGCGGCCACCGCCTCGATGGAGACTTTCGTCGAGACACGCCATGAGCGCCACCCGACGGACCTCGCGGGCCTGCGCGGGGCGCGCTTCGTCTCCGCCATCGAAACCGAGCAGGGGCGGCGATGGGCCGAATCCAAGGTCAAGGCCATCACGGGCGGAGACCGCATCGCCGCGCGCTTCATGCACAAAGACTTCTTCACCTACACGCCGCAGTTCAAGCCCGTCATCGTCGGCAACCACAAGCCCGCCATCCGCAACATCGACGAGGCGATGAAACGGCGGCTGCACCTGATCCCGTTCACGGTGACGATCCCGCTGGACAAGCGCGATGGCCGGCTGACCGAGAAGCTCCTGGCCGAGCGCGACGGGATCCTGGCCTGGGCGGTCGAGGGGTGTTTGACCTGGCAGCGCGAGGGGCTGCAGCCCCCGGCCAGCGTGATGTCGGCCACCGCCGAATATTTCGACGAGGAGGACGCGATCGGTGACTTTCTCGACGAAGAAGCGCAGCGCCATCCGCAGGCCCGCGTGGCCGTGGCCGATGTGTTCCAGCGCTGGCAAGAGTGGGCTGCTCGGCGCGGCGAATACGTCGGCACGAGCCGCTGGCTCGCGCAGCAACTGGCCAACCGCGGCTTCGAACGCACGCGGTTGCACGGGGGTGCCAAGGGGCTGGCGGGGCTGTCCCTCAAACCCAAGGACTTCGGTGCACGACTCCCATACCGCGACGACTGAACCCCAAGGGTGACCGAAGGTGACTGGCCTGCCGGTAATTCCTTTACACGTGCGCGCGCGCACGTGAGAGCCGATTTATGGCACGGCGGTCACCTTCGGTCACCAGGCACCGATGAAAGGATGAACCGATGATCTCCACGATTCTCGCCCTCGACCTGGGCACCACCACCGGCTGGGCGCTGCGCGGCAGCGACGGCCACATTACCAGCGGCGCCGAGAGCTTTCGGCCGCAGCGCTTCGAAGGCGGCGGCATGCGCTTCCTGCGCTTTCGGCGCTGGATTTCTGAAATTCAGAAATCCGTTTCTGAAATTCAGTTTTTGTACTTCGAGGAGGTACGCCGACACGCTGGCGTCGATGCCGCGCACGCCTACGGCGGGTTCCTGGCCACGCTCACCGCCTGGTGCGAGCACCACGGCATCCCCTACCAGGGCGTGCCGGTGGGCACGATCAAGAAGCACGCCACAGGCCGTGGCAACGCGCGCAAGGACGAGATGCTGGCCGCCGCCCGCGCTCGCGGCCACAGCCCCGCCGACGACAACGAGGCCGATGCGCTGGCCTTGCTGCATTGGGCGATCGAGCGCCACGACGCGGCGCAGGAGGTCTGACATGCACATCCCGACCCCTCGCTACCGTGGCCCGCTGGCACGCCTGCAGCCCGAGCCGATGGACGTGGAAGCCGTCAAGCGCCAAGGCTGGCGCGAGCAGCGCCTGCTCGTCGTCGGCCTGGACGATGAGCGGCTTCACTGGACGGAGCGCGAGATGATCCGCCGCATCGGCGAGCGGCTCTATGGACAACGGGATGGAGACCGGGAGGCACGCCATGCCTGAGTGGACCATCGAGCAAGTGGCCGAGCGCTTCCGCGAGGCCGCCATCACCGCCCACCGCTTGCCGTCCGTGCGCGTGCAGGGCTACTTCAACACCTGGCCCGCGATCCGGCGCATGCCCTGGGAGACGCTGGGGGCCGAACCCACGATCCGGCGCTTCCCGCCCAGCCCTGAGGCTATCGAGCGCATGCTCGAGACCATGCGCTGGGTCTTGTGGCTGGAGGAAGAGGAACGCCACCTGGTATGGATGCGTGCCGAGCGCCACCGCTGGCGCGACATCTGCGCCCGCTTCGGCTGCGACCGGACCACGGCGTGGCGGCGGTGGCAGCGGGCGCTCTCGATCGTGGCGGACGCGCTCAACGGCAACCGAGAAGCGGACCGCCTGCCCAGCCGTTCGCTTGACAAGACGGGGTTGCAGGAATCCAATAACAGTTATTAACTGTTAGGATACAAGCCCATGCCGACGAGTGTCGCCCTCAGCCCCCATTTCGAGGCGTTCATCAAGGAGCAAGTCGCCTCCGGTCGCTACAACAACGCCAGCGAGGTCGTTCGAGCAGGCCTGCGTTTGCTGGAAGAGCAAGCCCAGCGTCACGCCCTGCAGCTGGAAGAGCTGCGCGCGGCCATCACAGCCGGTCGATCCAGTGGTCCGGGGCAGCCGGCCGAAGAGGTCTTTGATCGTCTGGAGGCGAAGTATCGGGGTCAGGCGAAGCGCCGGACGACATGAACCGGCTCGTCATCACCCCGCTGGCCGCAAGCGACATCGAGGAAATCGGCGACTACATCGCCCAGGACAATCCGAGCCGGGCCGTCAGCTTCATGGCAGAACTTCGCATGCAATGCAGGAAGATCGCCGCGGCACCCCAGGCGTATCGGCTTCGCCCCGAGCTCGGCGACGGCATTCGATCCTGCGCCCACGGCAACTACGTGATCTTCTTCTGCGCCTCCGACGATGAAGTGAGCATCGTGCGCGTCCTGCATGGCGCACGGGATATCGGCGCCCAGTTCGGTGGCTAGCACCGGCCAAGTGGGCGTCTTGGATGGCCACGAAGAAGCGCGACGACCGGATCCTCGAAGCCGTTCATGAGACGGCGCGCGACCTGCATCGCCTGGGCTTCATCGACAAGCGCAAGATGCGCAAGTACGACGCGCTGTGCCTGGAGCCGGTGCCCGAATTCGATGCCGACAAAGTGCGCGCCTTGCGCGAACGCCTGCACTTGAGTCAGGCCGTGCTGGCATCGGTCCTCAACACCAGCGTCTCGACCGTGCGCAAGTGGGAAGTGGGCGACAAGAAGCCCAGCGGTCCCTCGCAGAAGCTGCTCGACCTCATCGAACGCAAAGGGCTGGAGGCCGTGCTCTGAAGTCGCGGGGCACGAGCGCACCGCCATTGCGCCTGCGTGTTTTGGCGTGATTTGGCGGGTGCGGTCGCGCATCCGCGCGCATCGGCGGCGAAATGCGGCTTTCGCCACTGCAACAGATCCGCCCGTTTGGGGGTAGCATTTCGGCTAAGGTCTGGACAGCGGCGACGGTCAAGCAAGCCGTCCAGCCATCCACGGGTCCTTCCTGGGCGCCCAGCTATGCGGGGGGCGCGAGCGCGGCATCGCCCTAGCGTCAGGGCGCCAAGCAGGTTACCACCCGGCCCGGTTACCGGCCTCGGTTACCGCCCCGCAGAGCGGCCACCGCGTCACCAGACTCCGAACGCAACCCGAACTCACACCACCCGCCCGGCGGCAACGCCCGGCGGGTTTTGCTTTTGGACTTCCTCTTGAACGCACTTCAGGTCGAATACCGCCCGGTCCAGACGCTGATCCCCTACGCCCGCAACCCGCGCACGCACGCCGATAGCCAGATCGCCAAGATCGCCGCCTCCATCGTCGAGTTCGGCTTCACCAACCCGATCCTGGTCGATGGTGACAACGGCATCATCGCCGGGCACGGGCGGCTGGCCGCGGCGCGCCGGCTCGGGCTCGAGCAGGTGCCGGTGATCGAACTGGCGCACCTGACCCCGGCGCAAAAGCGCGCCCTGGTGCTCGCCGACAACCGTCTGGCGTTGGACGCCGGCTGGGACGAGGAACTGCTCGCGCTGGAACTGGCCGAACTGTCGGATGCCGGCTACGACCTGGCGCTGACCGGCTTCGAGGAGGCCGAGATCGACGCGTTGCTCGCCGACACGACGGTTGATGCCCAACCTGAGCCCGAAGCCGAGGCGCCGGACGCCGCCGATGATGTACCCGAAGCCCCGACCGTGCCGGTCTCCCGTACCGGTGACATCTGGCTGCTCGGCAATCACCGCCTCATCTGCGGCGATGCCACCGATCGGGACGTGATCGCCGCGCTGATGCAGGGCGAGAAAGCTGCGTTGTGCTTCACCTCACCGCCCTACGGTAACCAGCGCGACTACACCACGGGCGGCATTGCCGATTGGGACGGCCTGATGCGCGGCGTCTTCGCCCACCTGCCGATGGCAGACGAGGGCCAGGTGCTGGTGAACCTGGGCCTCATCCACCGCGACAACGAAGTCGTCCCGTATTGGGACGGGTGGCTCGCCTGGATGCGCACGCAGGGCTGGCGGCGCTTCGCCTGGTACGTCTGGGATCAGGGGCCGGGCATGCCCGGCGACTGGGCAGGCCGGCTGGCGCCGAGTTTCGAATTCGTCTTTCACTTCAACCGGCAAAGCCGCAAGCCCAACAAGATCGTGCCCTGCAAGCACGCCGGTCAGGAGTCCCACCTGCGCGCCGATGGATCGAGCACGGCGATGCGGGGCAAGGATGGCGAGGTGGGCGGCTGGACGCATGCCGGTCAACCGACGCAGGACAGCCGCATCCCCGACTCGGTGATCCGCGTGATGCGCCACAAGGGCAGGATCGGCCAGGGGATCGACCACCCGGCCGTGTTCCCGGTCGCGCTGCCCCGGTTCGTGATCGAGGCCTACACCGACGCGGGTGACATCGTGTTCGAGCCCTTCGGTGGCAGCGGCAGCACGATGCTGGCGGCCGAGCGCACGGGCCGCCGCTGCCGCAGCGTGGAAATCGCACCGGAA